ATATGTCCTTCCATAGTTACGGCATACTTACCTAAGGGGTATTCCTTTGCAAATTCTCCTACTCTTTTAGAATAATGGCACTCTCTTGGATATCTTTCGTCTAAATAGTCCTCAACAAATTCAACATTATCAGTCATATATCCCTCTAATGAAGAATAATATGCTAATTCTCTATATGTATCATCCCAATCTTTATTAGTTAATAAACTAAGACTTCTGATAACACAATCCTCAATATGTCTATCGTGAGGATTCATATTATAATACTTATACATTACATCTCACTTATTTTCATAAAATGTCTGCGAACTATTTCTTGTTCTTCAGGAGAAGATGCTTCTTCTTTTATAGTTTTAGCAAATTTTACTAAAGCATGAAGCATATATTCTAGTTCTTTTAAGCCGTCTTCTTTAGCACCATAATTACCACGATTATATTCTCCCCTAGCCTCTTCATAGGCTTCATAAGAACCTCTCATACCATCCATATACTTTCCAGCTCTATAACGTGAATCTACTCCTCTACGACCATATTCGTTGTATTCTCTATAGTCTCCATAATTTCCATAATTGTTATTCATACACTCTACCTCCTTTAAATCTTTATAAATATCTACTACTTTTCCTAAATAGTCTATATCTACAGAGTCTAATTCTTTAACATTATCAATATAATTTTTAACTTTTTCTATCATTTTCTCTCCTTTCTAGGAGTTCTATAATTCTCTCATTTTGTTCTATTATTTTTTTTAAATATACTTCGTCTTGTGTTTGCAATTCATTCATTAAATCACTATTATTATAGTCTTTTAATAAAATCATAAGACTATACATTTGCAATATAAATGATGCACTATCTACATTATTAAGCATATCTCTTTATATAGATATTTGCGTTCTTTATAATTGGAATCTCAGTATCAGTTGTTGTTCCATCATAAGTAATACTTGGCAGACTTCTTACTGTGATTGATACGCTTCCCCTACCACATACTCTTACATATTTTGTAGAAGATAAATTAGTATATACTCCAACAGTTACAGGAGTATCCATTTCGCTTCCTGCTAATTGAGTTCCATCAGCAAAGATAGCTAATGCCACGTTACCTGCTGTTGCTGACGTTACATTTGCATTGAATCCAATTTCGTAAATACCTCCTGCTACTATATTAAAAGTAGCACTTCCTTCATTGTGATTTAACCATCCACTAAAGCAATTAGCACTTGCTGTTCTTAAATCAGTATCAGCAAAAGTTATTGCAGAAGTGTTTGATGCTAAAACTAATTCTTGTTCTTGTACACTTTCTATCATATTTGCTCTCCTTTCGAAAAAATAAGTACATTTTTTCACAATATTTTGTGGTTTTTTGCAGTTTTTTTGCAAATTTTAACAAAATTTTTGGTTTTTTTGTGTTTATTCTGTGTAATTACACCTAATTAAAAGAGAATAAGACTTGCCTATTCTCTATGGATATATACATACCCTTTAGCAAGTTCTCGCTTGAGATTGTCCTAAGACATTATGCTATACAATTGTGTTACCATAGAAACCATTTCCATAAGTATATAATCCTGTGTATGGACTAGATACTGGATATGCTGGAATTGGATATGGTCTTACTTGGTTTACTATAGAAGTTCCTATACCATTAGCAGTAATAGTATTCTTTAAATCGTTTACTTGACTTCTTAAATCATCAATAGTGTTTTGATTCATAGCATCTAAGATTTTTTGAGTATTCTCAATACCTTGAGCTCTTAAATCACAGCAACAACTATCCATCTTTGCTTGATTATTTAAAGCAGTAGTTAATAAATTAGTATTTAATTCATTAGTTTGAGTTAAGATGTCTCTTTGAATACTATTAGAACTTCCTAGAATAGAGTTTTGTAATCCCATGTTTCCAGTTAAAATATCACTTCTTACTCCACAAAGATTAGTGTTTAAATCTCCAAAACCACTAGAAATTAAATTATTAGTGTTTTGGAATCCATTATTTACGTCTCTTTGAGTAAATTCACTAGAAATGTAATCAGTAGTTGCTAAGTTATTGAATCCACCACCGAATCCATTACCCCATCCGTTATTTCCAAACATTAAGGCTAACAATACAACAATCCAGATACCATCTCCACCGAAGAATCCATTTCCACCATTAATTGGCATTGTAGGTACTATTCCTGTATTCCCGTTCATAATATCCTCCTTTCTTAATTTATATCCACATTAAATGTCGATACCTTTTATTTGCTCATCAGTTATTCCAAAACTTTTTAAATATTCTTTAAATTGAGTCTTTTGTTCTGGACTATAATTACCTGTTATTTGTTTAAGTAATTCTTGAGGATCTTCTTTTTTTTCCATCATTGATTGGACTTTTTGAAACACTTGAGGGTTTTTAGCCTTCACTTGATTCATTAGCAGATTCATTATTTGATTTTGCATTTGATTTCAACTCCTCTATTTGAGCCATTAAAAGCTCGATTTTAAGGTCTTTTTCATCCTTCTTGATAATTTCCTTTAACTCGTATGTTTTTATGTCTCCTGAGGTGTATTTAAGCCATAATACAGTCATATCTTTACTAAAGAAAGGTGTATCAGTTGCGATTATCTCTTTTTGTACTTGTTCTATTGAATCGGCTTGCTTTAAACCAACACTAGGAGCAAGTTGAAAGTTTTGAGTTAGATTAGTAGGTTGAGATATTTGCTGTTTCATCCTCTCTAGTTCTGCTATTTGGCTATTTATCCTATCCATACTAGCCTGTGGGCTATAATATCCGTTATACATAATTCCCTCCTAAAATATGAAAAGAGACAACTTTATAAACCTTTCAAGACGTGTTTTAAACGAATTTAATTGGTCGTTGTCTCCTTTCTAGATACATTTTCCCATACTTTAAGAGTGTAAAAATGCCTATATAGTGCCAAAAAAAGGCCAAAAAAAAGAGAGAGTCAAATGACTCTCTTTATCTTACGTTTTAATTCCTTTATTCTTCTATTAGTAGTTCTCTCACTTATATTAAGTTCCATACTTATTTGAGTTATAGAGTATCGTTTTATCTTCATTTCTAGGATTTTAGACATTTCTTCATTTAGCATAAGTTTTTCTTTAAGTTCCTCATACTCACTTCTTGTTAGATCGAACACTTCGATTACCCCTATTTCCAATAAATGCTCCACAACTTTTGCATCTTTTAGGAGTTCCTTTTGATTTTCTATATGTTACTTTGCTTTTAGTTATCTTTTGTGCCATTGATTATATCTCCATTATTTCCAATATAATTATTGTTTTCTGCATCACTCTGCTCTACTCTCGTTGTTTCAATAGTTTCTATATCATTTAAAACATATACTAAATATCCTATAGTACAAAACCACATTGTTAGTATTACTAAGACTATTACAAATAGTCTATTATTCGCTTTCTTATAGTCTTGTAATAACTCTAACGCTAGGCTTTGTTCTTTTACTTCTTCTACTTCTTTTTTCATTTCTAACAAATCCTCTTTTAATCCCAATTTACTCACCTTTATTATGATAAACCTTTATATGTTCTTCAAATGCTTTATTGATTCTCTCTTCGATTTCTTTGTCATAAGTATCTAACTTTTCTAAAATCTTGTCAAGTTTCTTCTCAACTTGTTCTAGTCTATACTCGATTAGTTTCTTGTCAGCTACATCAACTACTTTTTCTTTATTCTCTTCTTTTACTTCTCCTACTACATCTTTTTTTCTATTATTAGCAAATGTAACAACTCCTAAAACACAGTTTAAAATAGTGATCGCTAATGCTATTGTTAATTCCATACAACCACCTACTTTAATCTAATTTGGTTTGTTCCAAATACTTCTCCGTTTAGTTCTCTAAGTTTTTCTTCACTTACTTTAAACTTTTTGGATACTTCTTTAAGAGTTTCTCCCATTCCTAATACATAAAATTCTTGTGTAGGTTCTGTTCCTTGTTCAATAATTTCTTCAATTATTTTCTTTCTAGCCATTATTCTTTTACCCATACTTGCCCTAAATCTACTAAGACAAGTCCTTCCTTTCTATCTAATACTTTTAATTGGATGAATTCATCCTCTTTTTTTGGATATATAGTAGTCCATTCTTCATTAGATGCTATCCAATTACTATCGGATATTCTATACCATACATAATCATCAGCCTCTACACTTTCAAAATAATTATAAAATCCTGGATTTGCGTATCCTATAATATCTCCACTCAAAGATGGTACCGTTCTTACTCTTAATTCAGGTACTTTTACTTCGATTTGATTCTTAGTTTCATCTCTTTCTACATTTGGAGTAATTACAGGTGTAGGTTCTGGTGCTGGTGGTACAGTTCCTTTTCTTCTAAATGCGTGGTGTCCATCCATATTTACAACCATTACTCTACAAGGATTTGGGTTTTGTGAAAAGTAATAACAGTTATTATCCTCAGGATTATAATAGTCGAATATAGCAATATGGCAATTTTGTTCATTGTTAGTGTCTGCCCAAATACATACATCTCCTTGTTTCATATCATAAGTAGATACTTCATCAAAGTATTCCATTAGTTGAGCATATTTCCAATCCCATAAAACCATATTTCCAACCCAACCACAACCAGATAAAACTGAATCAGGTACATTTAATACTTCTGTGAAATAGTATTGTCCTAAATCCCAGCACTGAGAACCATAGTGTCCATCATAGTCAATGTATCTTTCATTGTACTTATTTTTAAATTCTTGATATGTCATATTATCACGCTCCTAATAACCAAGTAGATGGACCATTTGTTTGAGGAACTTTATCTACATCATCATAAATATAAGTGTTATTTGCTACTACAATATCATTATATATTTCATCTGCTATATTATAAAAATTATTTGCAATTTTGTTGTTTGTATATAATCTATAAGCACTTGGAACATACTTATAAATTCTATAACCATCACTTCTATTAAACATTACATAATAATTTCCATCACTATCTATTGTATATCCTTCAA